CTGTAGTTGCTGGTACTGGTATTGCCGTAACTGCTGCAACAACTACTGGTGCTGCTACAGCTACCGTTGGTCTTGCTGCTTCTGGAGTAGCTGCTGGTTCAGCTGGTTCAGCTACAAGTATTCCAGTGGTTACTGTAGATACCTATGGTCGTATCACAGCACTCTCTACTGCAACTGTAGCTGGTGGTCAGTACTTCGGTGCTGCTGCTACCAAAGCTATTGCATATAACGCTGACACTATTGGTGAGAACATCACCATCACTGCTGGTAACAATGGTCTCTCAGCGAGTCCGATAACAATTTCAACTGGTTTCACAGTCACCGTAAATGGTAACTGGGTGATCGTATAAAGGGGTCACTATGGCTGGTCAATTAACAATCGACACACTAAAGGCAAGTAGCGGAGTTCTTGCCACTCAAAATGGCATGACTGGTATTGCTAAAGCATGGTGCTATTACAATGCAGCAACTCAAACTGTTGTAGGCTCATTTAATGTAAGTTCTGTTACCTATGTTGGTACAGGGGCATACCAAGTAAACTTTTCGACAGCAATGCCAAACACTACTTATGTAACTGTTGCTTGTAATGAGCCGAGTACTTCTGGGGCTTTAGGTTCAGTAACAGGTTCTGTTAGCCAATTAACAACTTACACATATCTTCAAACTTGGCAAGCGACTGGTGGTACTCGGTCAAATCCGACAATGGTTATGTGTGCAGTATTTAGTTCATAAGGATAAATCATGGCTGGCACACTAACAATATCAACGCTATCAGACGGCACTAATAGCACTTCTTCAACTAATCCTATTTTGGGTTCTTCACGGGCATGGGTTCAATTTAATGGCACAAATGGAGCAATTAGAGCTTCCTATAACGTAAGCTCTGTTACAAGGACAGCCGTTGGTAGATACACTACAAACTTTACAAATGCTTTTCCTAACGCAAACTATACTTGGGCTTTAGGAGCATTTAACGGAGATACAAGTAGCGTGTATGCTCACATGGCTTATGTGCAAGCTCCAACAACTACGCAATTTTTAAGTTATGTTTATAACTATGCTGGCAGTCCATCAGACGTTCTTTATGTATCTGCTATATTTATTTAATTAAGGAAACAAAATGACACAAGCAATTATTTTCGAAAATTCAACTGGCGGTGTATCCGTTTGTATTCCTACTGGTGAACTTTCAATTCAAGAAGTACAAACTAAAGATACCCCTGCAGGTTCTTTTATCGTTAACGTAACGGACTTACCAAATCAATACAACGACTTCTTTGATGCGTGGGAATTGAAAGATGGCAAAGTAGAAGTTAACTTACCTAAGGCTGTAGAGATCACTAAGAAGCGATTACGTTCAGAGCGTGAACCATTGATGTCAGTACAAGACGTAGCATTTCAACGTGCTTTAGAGTCGGGTGCAGATACAACATTAATCGTAGCTGAGAAGAATAGACTTCGTGCTATTACATCTTTAGCAGATGCTGAGACAACTTTAGAAGGCTTACGAGCCATTAAGGCTTAATCATGACCATAACTTTAAGTGGAACCAACGGCATAACAATGCCAACTGGTGGTACTGAAAATGCTGGAATTGTTGCGTGGGCTAATTTTAATGGTTCAGCTACAAGTGGTTCAGCAACATTAAGAGCATCTTTTAATGTAACTTCAATTACTATTGGTGGAACTGGTATCTATACCATTAACTTTACCAACGCTTTACCAGATGCAAACTATGCCATTCTTGGTTCAGGATCAAATACAACTGGTGATGGTACTTGTATAGTTCAAAGCACAACAACTAACACCACAACATCTTGCACAGTAAACTGTAAAGTCTATGGGGGATCAATTGTGAATGGTACATATAACTACTTTGCTGTAATAAGATAATCATGGAACTAGAGCACAGAGTTATTAAACTAGAACTCCGTGTAGAAGATCATGCAGATGAACTAAGAAGTCTTAAAGGTATCTCAACAGACCTTCGGGAATCCTTATCAGGAATCGAAAAGACACTTGCTCAAATCAAGTGGATCTCTACAGGAGCAGTAATAGTTGTTGTAGCCCAGAGTATCGGCATCGACAAACTAGTACTCAAAATCCTCACATTATAAGGTAGTACACATGTTCCCCATCCCATCGAACTTAATTGTTTATGGGGTGGTGGTTCTCACACTCTTTCTGAGTGGCTTTGGTGTTGGACATCATCTGGAATCCCAGAAGTTCGATGCTTATAAAGCTGTGGTGAAAGCAGAAGGTATTGCTCAAGCCAAAATCAATGAAGCAACCATCACCCAATATAAACAAGCAACACAACAGGCAAACAATGAAGCTACTCAACGGACTGCTGCTGTCCATAGTCTTTATCAGCGGTTGTACCCAAATACCAGTGGCACAACAGTGTCCCAAACCAGAGGCTCCCAAGGAGCTGCTGAGTACTCCCCCAACAATCTACCTCCTACCAGCAAGCTCGCTGAGGACTGTGCAATAACGACAGTCACTCTCCTAACTCTCCAAGAGTGGGCAGAGAAAGTTAGTCAATGAAACTACATGACAACTGGAGATCATTACTAAGGAATGCATGGTCAATCAGATTTATGTTTCTCGCTGGAGTCTTCAGTTTCCTTGGAGACACAGTGTTACCCAGTTATGCCGAATTCTTACCCAGAGATACCTTCACATTACTAAGCGGTCTTTGCTTGCTATTGGGATCATTCTCTCGCTTAGTGCAGCAGAAGGATATTTAATGGAACAAAAGAATAGACAAGCAGTTGCAGCTCTAGCAATTAGTGCAGCAGCTCTAGTTGGCATAGCATCACACGAAGCATATCGTGGTAGTGCCTACAAGGACTCTGGTGGTATCGCCACGCTTGGCTACGGAGAAACCAAGGGGGTAGTGGCTGGTCAAGTTACAACCCCTGAGAGAGCCTTACAGACACTCCTAGCGAGTGCAGATGAACATGCTAAAGGAATGAACGAATGTATCAAAGTTCCACTGTATCAACATGAATACGATGCATATCTCTCCTTCACTTATAACGTGGGTGTGGGTGCATTTTGTCACTCAAATCTCAACACTAAGCTTAATGCTGGTGACTACTTGGGAGCTTGTAAAGAGCTTCTTAAGTGGAACCATGTGGGAACTAAAGTTCTTACTGGATTAACTAAAAGAAGACAGGCTGAATACCTGACTTGCATAGGTCAATAACAAAGTAATAAAAAGTTTCCCGAACGGGATGAATGTACGAAAAAGTGACCTAAATATCGAAAATATTCCCGATAGGGGTATTTCGTAAAGAAAGATAAATATGGCTATTAATAAAGCTGATGCTATGGCTATGGATTCACTTCATGGTCAATTAGCTAAAGTATTAACAGAAGCATTAAAAGGTTCAGTAGATCCTGAGACTGGAGCACAACTAGCTGCCCCAGCTGCCATCCTTTCAGTAGCTAGGCAGTTCCTTAAGGACAATGGGATTGACTCTACAGCCAAGGCTGGGTCACCTATCCATGAACTGGCTAACTTACCTCAGTTTGATGATGAGAATGTTGTGCAGCTCTATGGTGCTCAACGCTGATGGCTGAGTTACACCCAGTACAGCAAGACTTTCGTAAGTTCATGTATCTAGTCTGGAAGACATTAAACCTACCAGACCCAACTCCAGTGCAATACGACATTGCTAACTTCATTCAGAACTCCCCTAAGAGAGCTGTGATTGAAGCATTCCGTGGAGTAGGGAAGTCATGGATTACTTCAGCCTTCGTCTGCTGGACATTACTCAATGATCCCCAGAAGAAGATCCTAGTGGTATCTGCAAGTAAGGAACGGGCTGATGCCTTTGCATCCTTCGTTAAGAAGCTCATTAATGAGATGCCAATACTTGCTCACCTAAAGGCTGTAGAAGGTCAACGAGACTCTATGCTGTCCTTTGATGTGGGTGGTGCGTTACCTGATCACAGTCCCTCAGTTAAATCCGTGGGAATAAGTGGTCAACTTACTGGTTCTCGTGCTGACATCATCATTGCTGATGACGTTGAGGTAATCAACAACTCTAGTACTCAAGTTGCTAGAGATAAGCTTAGTGAACTAGTCAAGGAATTCGATGCCATCCTAAAGCCCCTAGACAGCTCTAGGATCCTCTATCTCGGTACACCGCAGTGTGAGCTATCTCTCTACAATCAATTGCCTGAGAGGGGCTATGTAATGCGTGTATGGACAGCTGAGTATCCTGAGCTAAAGAAGGTAGATTCCTACAAGGGAACCTTAGCTCCATTCTTAGTAAAGAAGTTATCTGACAATGCTGCACTAGTAGGTGAACCTACAGATCCCCTAAGGTTCGGTAGTGAAGACTTGATGGAACGAAAGATGTCCTATGGGAAATCTGGTTACTCCATGCAGTTCATGCTCGATACCACTCTTAGTGATGCTAACAAGTACCCACTAAAGATTAGTGATCTGATCATTCAGAACTTGAATCCCACAATGGCTCACTTGAAGGTAGCGTGGGCTACTAGTCCAGAACTATGCATAAGTGATGTACCTACAGTAGCCTTAACTGGCGATAGGTACTACAGACCTATGTGGCACTCAGAAGATATGCATGAGTACACAGGTGCTGTCATGTCCATTGACCCATCAGGTAGGGGTAAGGATGAGACTGGCTATGCTGTAGTGAAGATGCTCACAGGCAACCTGTATCTAACAGCAGCTGGTGGTTTACTTGGTGGCTACGATGAGGCAACCTTAGTTCAACTAGTGGAGATCGCTAAGAGGAACCAAGTGAAACTGATAGTAGTCGAGAGTAACTTTGGTGATGGTATGTTCTCTCAGTTACTGAAGGTAGTCTTAGGAAGAATCTACCCATGCACCATAGAGGAAGTACGAAGTAGTACTCAGAAGGAACTAAGGATCATAGATACCTTGGAACCAGTCATGAGTAGCCACAGGTTGATAGTAGATCAGAAGATCATTAGTACAGACTATGACTCAGCTAAAGATCCTACTAACTCATTGTTCTATCAGATGACTAGGATTACTCGTGATCGTGCAGCATTAAGGCATGACGATAGACTAGATGCTCTAGCTATGGCAGTAGCCTACTGGGTAGAACATATGGCTAGAGATAACAACAAGGCTGTCGATCAACTGAATGGTGAAGAGTTAGACAAAGAACTTAAAGCATTCATGGTCTCAGCTAACAAGGGGAATGGTATCCAATCTCCTACTTGGCATGGCTATAACAGTGCTATTTCTAGGCAGTAGTAAGCCATTGCGAGTGTCTTTGCAAGCCATTGATTCTATTGACTATTTAATCACCCACGCTCTAGGGGTGAACTATATAAGGATAGAACATAAGACAACCACTAGTTAACCACTAGTTAACCACTAGTTAACTATAGTGTGCTGATCATAACTCTAGATACCCATGTATATGGAGGAGTAGAGGAGACCATCAGAATCCATAGGAGACTATAGGTGAGATGGGGAAGCTAACTATATAAGTCTTAGTAGCTGCTACCAGTAGTAGCTCAGTAGAGTCCTAGGAAGCTAGGTTGACTACTGGATAACTATAGTAGAACTACATACGGCTGTTCAATTTAAGTACCCACTAGCTCCATACGAAAGACCAGTACTCTAAGAGGAAGTGTCT